TTGTAGCGTCCCATCTAAATTAACTGCTTTTACTCCTACAAATCCAGTAGTAGTAGCATCCTCATCTTCAATAGCTTTATATATTTTAGGAGCATGTTCCCCTGTGTAATTAATATTAACACCGGAAGGGGTTTGATATACAGAAAGTTCTTTACCCACTGTAATCTGCTGGGTTTCTCCAACAGCATCAACGAGTTTATTAATATCTTCGCCCCTTGCAAGGGCACGTCCATTAATATATCTTTGTGGTAAATCTCTCATATCTATATTCTACCTATCTTTCAATTAATTTCAAGACTAAAGTTTGAGTTCCCACTAAATGACCTATTAAATATCCTAATGCAAAACAAGCTATTCTAATTGCAATATGTTTCATAATTTATATCCCAGGTAAACTGTTAAAATTTGTCTCTTGATAAAGATGGCTACCACCAGAAGTAACGGGAACATCATAAGTTAATTCAGACCGTAAAACATAATTCCAACCAGCGCGATTATATGTAAATTTATAAGACACTTTCCAATACTTTGCTCCTGTTGCAGACTCTTCTCTAACTACTGAAGCTCCATTAAATAATAAAGTTCCCTTTGGAAAATCTTGATATACCTTACTATTAATTTTACCGACTGAAGCTATCAATGCCGTTCTTACGTTACTTAATGTAGAAAGCCTTGCTTCTCTAACGTAAGCACAAAAAGGAAATACCATTGACCAAGTTTTACCGCAGGGGTCATCGTCGCTCTCCCAATGGAAACCTATTCCATCAATTTGTTGAGCCTGTGCTGAAAATTCAAATCTTTCTTCTACAGAAACCCAATCATAGGAAGTATACTCCGCTGTAATCCTAGCTTTAGCATATCCAGCACCCACAGCAACGGACGCAGTTTGTCCAATTCCTTCAGTTTCTTTTCGTCCACACCTTAAATCTGTATAATCAGGATGTAAATCACCAATATCGGGCAAATCGGGATCGGTTTCCCTGTCTGCCCATGTGGTTGTCCAAATTCGTGTGGTAGACTTATTCTTGTATGTCTCTATTACTGGTCTACTTGGAAGAATTTCTGTAGCCATTTATGGATTACCCCCTAATAAACGATTTGTTTCTAAAATTAACTTCTCTATGTTTGTTAAAATAGATGCGGGCGATGTTGCGGTACTAGTGACAGCGGCAGTTGTTTTAGTTGAATCATCAAGGGACGCTAATCCACCTTGCTCATATGCGCCTTTTAAATTCTCATAACCTTCTTCACCATGTTTAGCTATTAATTTTTTCTTATTTTTTCGTAAAGCACTTCGGTATGCTCTATAAGAAACTCTTTCTTCTCCACCGGGGCGAAGTTGGCCTTCTCTTCTCTTACCAACATCTCTTTTACCAGCCTCTCGTCGTACTTTACGTAATCTAACATAAGCTTTTTTAGCTTCATCTTTTGACATCTCAGGGCTACTTTTTGCTATTTCTTCTAAAAACCCTCTTTTATCGCCTCTAGCTAAAAATGGAATTAAATCAGTCCCGCCCCTACGAAATACATCTGGATTTGGATTATATTCATCTGTATGTTCTTTTCTAATTTTTTGAATTTCATCACCAACAGCAGGAAGCCAAGTTGACCTTTGCTCACTAATCATTTTACGTCTTTGTTGTCGTCGGATGTTTCGTTGTTCTCTCCGCTGTTTACGACTTAACCCACTCCTTGGCCCAAATCGTGCTACATTACTTTTATTAAACCTAGCCACATTGCTTTTATTAAATCCAGCAACATTACTTTTATTAAATCTAGCGGCCATCCCACCACCAAGCCCACTAGCAATCCCACTACTACCAAATGCTAGTCCAGCACCAAGTCTACGGGATTTTTCATCAATCCCTCCAGTGAATTCACTAATTGTACCAACGCCACGAACCTGTTGATTTTTATTTTGTGACTTTCTCATAGCTCTTGAGGCTTGATCAATTCCTCCAGTAAATTTAGTAACAGAGTTTGTCCCCTGTTTAAATGCACCAGACATGGCATTAAACCAAATTTGTTGTACGCTCATCCAACCTGATAATCTCTTTTTTCTTTTTAATTCATCGTCGTCTATTTTTTTATTCTTAGCAGCATATACTTGGTCCAAAATACTTATTGCATCTTTTCTTTCTTTATTAGTTTTAAAAACAGAATTGATTCTTTGTTTTTGGTCTTGATAATTATATCTAGCTTCTTTTCTTCTAGCAGCTAATTCATTTACAGTAAGTCTAGTGAGATTTAAATCTAATTGTTTAAAAATACTATACTTAGTTTTTTCTTCTTCAAGACGTTTTTGAGTTTCTTTAAGGGTTAATTTACGTTTTTGGTCAGCGAGCCATTTATCAGCAAGGGCTTCATCTTTAGTATTATCTATTATTTTTTGATGTTCTTCTTCTAATTGAGACATTCGCTTATCATGTTCAGACATTAACTGCTGTTCATATTTTAAACGAATATTACGTTCGTTTTTAGCGTGTTCTTTTTTTACCTTAGCTACTTTTGCTTCATAACTTATCTCAATTTCAGATTTTCCTCTTACAAGAAGCTTGGCTCCTGCTTCCTCTTGATCTGTCCCTTCCATTTTTGAAGTAGCACTACGAAGCGCCCGTAATTGTGCTTTTCTCCATTCCCCTGCTTTCTTTATTGCTTTTTCATATTTACTTAATTCAGGAGCTAGTAAATCAGCTCCTTCTTTTTTGATTCTTTTTATCAAAGCTTCTACAATATTAAAGTCATTTTTAATTTCTTTTAATTTCTTATCTTTATCGATGTCTATAAATAAATTATTTTCAAGTTTTTTGATTCCCTCTAATTGTCCCTTTAAACGTGCAAGTTCCAAACTTTCTTTAAGTAGTTGTGCTGATACCGCCAAGCGTTGTTTATCTGAAGTTGTGTGGTCTTGTCTTTGTCCCATCGCATAAGTTATTTTACGCATTTTTTCTAATAATGCTATTTGTTCTTTTAGGTCTTCTTCATCAGCCTTGGCTTGAGCAAATTTATCTTCATTGGTTTTTGGGCCTTTCGCAAGAAGCTGCTTACGAGTAATAACAGTACCACGAGTTTCTAAATATTTATCAATAGTTTCTTTTTGTTGCAATTTAGTTTGCGTAGACGTTCCAGATTGTATTTTTTTAACTTCCTCAACTAAAGCAATTTTTTCTATTCTTGTTTTTTGAATATCTTTTAATGTCTTCAAATAATTCTTAAAAGCCTCATTCATTTCATCAGTGGATTCAGTGGCTTCCTTCGATGCTTTTTTATACCTATTCATTTCATATAATAAAGCAAAATAAGCAAGTATAAGAACTGTTATTATTGACGCAAATGCTCCTAAAGTTATTATTAGTGGTAATAATACTTTAACCCATAATATTTTTAATACAGTAAACACTAAAGATGCAATTTTCCAAAGTTTAGATAAGGCTCCTACTAAAATAGACACCACAACAAAAACAGCAGTAAACCCACCAACAAGTTTAGTTGCCATTAATTTAGCTAACATACTAAAAGCAGGAAGAATAACATTATTAATAATAGGGGTAATTGTATTAGCAAATACTTTAAATGCCGCCGTCATATTCTCTAAAGTCTTAATGAATACATCTTTATTTTCAAGAATAGTCTTTCCAATACTCTGAAATGACTCATTTATAATAGAAGCAAATTCCTGAACCTGCTCTCTAATCACAAGGAAGAAACCACTTCCTATAAAAGTTTCTATTCTCTCAGATAAATTTCTAAAAGACTCTGCTAAATTATCTATTGTACCTTTTCCACCAATTACTGATATAAATAATTGGCCCAATGAACGACCAGCACCAATAGTAGATTGCCACATCTGCTTCATTTTATAACCCAATGTTTCAATCTGCTTATTGTAAGCCCGTTGTGTTGCTCCAGCAGAACCCATTTGGAGATTTAAGTCTTCTAAAAATCCAGTATAACCCCCTGTTAAGGCAGCAACAGCTTTTAAACTTCTAATGCCGGGAAAAATTTCTGCTATTGCTTCAGCAGACGCCCCTTGAAGTTCCTTAAAAACTCCGGCAAGTCCTCGTTCTCTTAAAATAAGAGAATCCAATGTTATTCCAAATTTATCCGCTGCTACCCTCGCACTATCTGTTGGTCTTAAAAATCCATTAATAGCCCTATTCAAAGCAAAAATAGATTCTTGTGGTCTAAGTCCCATACGAGTCATAGTAGATATAGCAGCAAGGACTTCTTCTAATTTAACACCAGCAAGGGCGGCAGTTGAAATAACCCTACCTAATGAGTGGGCCAACTGTCCATAAGTTATTTTTCCGCGCCTCACACTTTCAAAAAGTTTATCAGAAACCACTATTGCTTGACTGGCTTCCATATTATACGAATTAAGAATTGTGGTAATTACATCAGCCGCTTTTAGCGTATCAGACACACCGGCAATAGCTGACATGGTAGATACACGCAAAACATTCAGGGCTTTTTCGGCAGGAATGGTTGCAGATAAAATTTGATAAAGACCCTTAGATATTGTCGCAGTACTCTCACCAAATTGCATTGACATCTGTTTAACGGACTCAGTGTATTCTTTCATCAATGGCATAGTTTTTCTATCTAACATAGTAGAAACTTCAGCCATCTGCATCTGAAATTTACCTAATTCTCTAGTCCCTGCTACTAAAGCAACGCCCATTGTCATACCAACACGCCTGAAAACCCTACTTATAGAACTTCCAAAGCGATTAGCAGTCATTTCCATACGATTAATCGTAGTGGAAAATTTAGCTCTAGCTTTTCCTAGACCTGCGTAAAATTTATTTAACTTAGTAGTTATTTCTACATAGGCTTGTCCTAGTTTTGCTGATTCTGCCATTTACTCCACCTTACCATATATAGCTTCAAGTCTTGCGGATAGTTCTTTTGTTTCTTTGCTCATTCTACGCATCTTAAATTTCTTCTTAGTTAATTCTGGGCCATCTAATAAACACTGCGCCTGAAATAATGTTAAATCTCTTACTTTATCTAGGGTGTATCCAGTATAATTTTTACAGATGGTTACGGCGAGTTCTCCCCAACTTACGATATCTTTGGCTTTGCCTCGCCCTTCTGAGGGTTTCCCTCTTCGTCTTCATCCTCACCAGTACCACCCTTAATCATAGAATCTACCAACACATTAAGATTGTCCACTTCATCCATAGATATTAATTGGCCTAACTCTGCTTCAGTTATTTCAGGGTGATTCTTTTTAATTCCTATAGAAATAAGTTTTAATGATCCTCTTAAAGATGCCATTTCCTGTTGAACAATATATTGATTATCCAATGAGTGGATGAAATCTTTTATTAACTCAACCTTATCTTTGGAATCTAACCCCAGACCTTTCATATTTTCTACTAAATCTTCTCTAGCTTTTGCTAACGCCCAACTCTCAAAATCAGCTAAATCTCCAAGAGTTAAAGGGGAGAAGGAAAATTCCTTCCCCCCTAATTCTACTACTGTAGGGGATGCAAAAATATCTTTTCCATCACCCATCTTCTTGCTGTTAGGTTTTTTACTCATTATTAATTCTCCTTTTATTATAATTTATCTTTTACGCAGGGGTAGCAGTTGTGGTAGTTGTAGTTAATTCAGCCGAAGGAGCCGTAATTGCGCCCTTACCAGTTGCTTCAATAGTAAGGTCAACAGTACCTTCAAGACTTACCTCAACATTTACTGAATTTACAACTACTGTGCCAGACCATGTAAATCCATAGCCTTGGTCAGTAATACCCACCCAAGAAAGAACTTGGCCGGGGAAAATTTCAGCGTCACTACCGACAAGCTTTGTATCCGTGGAATCCCAATGTGCGGAAGCGGATACAGTCCAGCCACGAAGGCCGTCAACTGAATCTCTCCAACCGTCACCATCCATACCAGAACTATCAGGGTTATCCGAAGACATGTTTAATGTCCACTGAGTTACACCTAAAAGTTCAGCAGGAGTTCCGTGTGTAAAAGAGGTTTTAAAATACCCATCTTTACCTGAAATTCTTGCCATTCTATTTTACTCCAATATTAGGGAGATACGGTTGTTGTCAAATATGGATGAGCATCAATGTCTAATTCATAATCAACCATATAATGCCAAATAACCTTTTTCCCTGAATCATCTTGTGCTAAAAAATTTGAAATGCGATGCATGTAGATTAAATTCCAATCGTCCATCGGCATATCACAATTATCAAATACGCTTGTCAATAACTCATAAATATGCATAACTTCATAATAATCACTAGTACTTGAAAATATAGAAAATTGAATATAAACTTTTTCCATATCATCAACACCAAGTGCAAAATGAGGACTACCTGAATGGGGAAAATAAACAATGTACGGATATGAAGCATCTCTCGAAGCTCGAAAAAGAGATAATTCCGTAACAGAGTTACTTAAATCAGTATGTCCATCAAATTTAACTTGAATAGCATTAAAAAGTTGTAGCATCTATAAATTACCAGTCAAACATCCTAGCAAGTCGATTAATCTCAAATAACTTCATAATTTTGGATTGATTCTTATAGAGAGATGGTCTTAAATAAGGACGTTGGGCAATCTTACCACCCGGCGTTCCTATCTCTAACCATAATCCTAAGGGCTTTCCATCATCTGTAGTTATATTAGTACCAACCCGACCTACAATTTCACGTCTTCTAACTAAAACTTCATGCGTAATGCTCTTAGCCAAAGGTCCAAATCTTACAGCAGGAGACTCACCGGGAGCTGATGCTTGCCATGTTGCATTTGTCCCCGGTTTCTTATAAATCCTACCTGTTTTTGGGTCTTGCTGTATTGTTCTTTTTGCTTCCCTTTCTACGAGAAGCGTGGCTTCGGTCATTACTCTTCGAGCAACTCTTTCTACCTTTTTTTCTAATTGAGTTTGATTCCAATTAAAGTTACTGGGCAAATTAAGTTCTCCTGGTACATTCTATCGTATAAAATTTATTCCAATTATCGATGTTTCTTACAGCATGAACTTCTAAAGATTGACCTCCTACCTCTATTAAATCACTCTTTTTTAGTCCAACATCAGTGGAACAATATATCTTTGCAACTACTACGGAAGTTTGTTTGTCTGAAATTATAACTTCCGTTCCTGATAAGAAATTAACACGGCATAAAATAGTAAATGTGGTCTCTGTATCCACCCAACCCCTAGTAATATCCTGTGTCTGAGTTCGCCTTGTAACAGTTGCCGTATCTTTATAAAAATCTTCTATTGCCATAATTTTAAATAACCACAGTCTTTTGCCACGGTGAAAGCACATCAGCCAACATATTTATTGGAATATTATATGCCACTGACGCAGAAGTTCCACCGCTTGCGGCAGTCCAAGAATAATCACCTAATTCTTCTGATTTTAACGTTGGGTCACGTTTTGATAAATTGTAGGAAAATGCTACAAGTTGTAAAACTGCCAACTCTAAACCATAAGGTATTATAGCATATCCTGCTGTATAATCAACAATAATATTTCCATACCCACTAGTAAAGCCAGCGTAATAATAAACTTCCCCACCATTACTATCTAAAATATAACTAGAAATAGGATTTCCGGGAATTTCTAAGGTAGTAGAATTATTTAATACAAACTGAGCTTCTATCGGCATAAGCTCTGTTGCCGGCTTATCTATATACCCAGAAGAAGTTGTTGCCGTCCAATTTTTACCTAAAGCAACTACGGCGTCATCTAAAGTTCCTAGGGTAGTATGATCAGCAAATAACAAGGTGTCCGTTCCAGCATTAACACCACCCACAATAACTAAGGTTATTCCTGTAGTAGACACCGCAACTGTTGCATGAGATGCATCAGTTGACGTATTATTTAATAAAAATACACCATACGTATTTGTAGCA